AAAGAATTTGGCCCAGTAGTTAAGGAGCTGGAGTCACTGATGGATCCGAAGATGAACGCGAACAGCGCCGCCGTCTTCGGTGGCATGACCGAGGCTGATATCGCCGCGTCTGTCTCCAAGGTGCTGGCTATCTCCGACGCCAAAATTGCGCACATGGTCAACCAGTATGGGCCGGGTGATGAGAAGGCCAAAAAAGAGCTGGTGGAAACCCTCATCAAGCGCAAAGAGTATCTGGCTGAGAAGTACCCGGAAGCCAAGCAGATCATCAAAATGCAGAAGTTCAAGCCGGAGAAAATCAGTACCCCGCCTGACTTCCTAAACTGGTCTGGCGTGGGGAAATCTGGCCCGTCCTCCAAAGAGTTCCTGAACAAAGGGAACCACGACGCGGCGCAGGCCATTTATTCTGCGGCGCTGACCGGAGACCCGGAAGCCATTCGCGGGCTGACCGCGCCAACCTTTGATAAAGACACCGGAGCCGTTACCGGACAGGTGCCAGTGCTCGATCACCCGTCGCAGCACATCAAAGGCTACGCGATGCAGGCGATTAACGAGATTAAGAGCCAGCTGACCGGGCATGAAACCGAGCAGTTCCGTATTGGCGGCGATCACCCGCTGTATTCGATGCACGAAGAATATAAGCCGGAAAACTGGAGCGGGAGCGATGCAGACAAGATCGGGAAACTGCTGGTGCTGGGCCATCCGGGGATCGTCGAGCCGGAGGATCTTGGTATTACTAAAACCACGTTTAAGGCTGGCACGCTGACCACAAACACCTACGCCAAAGCGGCACAGGAAGTGTGGGAAAAACTGCCGATGACCCAAAAGCAGGCCGTGCAGGCGTATACTGGTAACAGCTACCAGCAAATGAACAGCGGACTGTGGAAGGGCAACCCAAGCGCAGAAGCGAAAGCAGCAGCGCAGGCGCTGTCTGGTATGGGCCATGAAATTTCGCCGGGTACCACGTTCGGGCGCAAATTCAGTCTGGGCAGCGGTGATCTCTCCAAGCTGAAAGCGTCGGTCGGCAAGGTCATCATGGAGCCTGCAATTATGTCCACGTCTATCAGTCCAGACGTGTGGAGTGGTAATATTCACCTCAAAATGACAGCAGGCCCCGGCGTAAAAGGTATCTATGCGGGCGCTGGCTCGCTTCCGAGTGGTGGATCTATCTCGCACCATACCGGGGAAAAAGAAATTATCCTGCCACCTAATACCCGCCTACTCATCACTAAGGTGAACGAATCGGGGACTAAGGACGCCGATGGCTTTGGCGGCAGCGGCATGACCGTTGTGGAATGTATCATCCTGCCGAGCGTATAAGGGGGCTCTGTGGCTGAATTGAACCGACATACTGATCCAACGTGGTTTATCGAAGGTCTGAACGCTGCTGATGGCAGCGTTTATCTGGGCGATATCAACGTGGCACGCACCATCCTGAATAACTTCGCCAAGGACATCGTGGGACGCATCGCTAAGGTGCAGGCCAACCAGATGACTGAGAAAGAAGCGCTGGAGGCCGACCGTGCGCAGGCGCTGAACACCGCTAACATCTTTGTGGGTAACACCGCAGGCTTTAGCGTGCTGCCGGGCTGGAATGACTTCGCGCTGCCGCGCTGGATCCAGAACGTGAAGGGGCTGGCGAAGGATGAAACGGATCCCGCGCTGATTGTCGCGCACGCGATGGCCCGCTTTGCGATCAGTATTTACCAGGCATTTGACAAGGGCGGGAAGGATGCAGAAATCGCCGCCCGCGTGCAGTCCAGCGTCGAATCCATGGCGCAATGGATGCTGGGAGTGGAAGGCAATGACTAAACTTTTCCTGAAAGCGCAGGTGAAGGGCTATCGCCGGAGCGATGGCGTATGGGTGAAGCCGCACGACAACGGGAAGGCAGCAGCCAAACCTGATGCGCCTGCGGCCCCCAAAGCGCCTGCGAAGCCTCAGGCCAAGAAAGCCTATTACCGCAAGCCAGCGCTGCCCACGACGCCATATGGCACGCACAGGACTACCGCCAGCAAAGGACTACCGACGAAGATTGTCCACCATCCGCGACTGGGTGAGAAGGGCAACCGCGTCGTGGTTAACCATCCGAGCAAACCGACCGAAGCGCCAACGTGGGCCGCGAGCAACGAGGTGGCCACCTTCACGCCTAATGGTGCAGCACCGCAGGAGCTGAATGGCGTCCCGGTCGCGCCGTGGACTGGCGCACCGAAAACCGACGCGGGCTGGGCCTTTGTGAAGGGCACCAAACAGATGACCGAGCAGCCGTTAATGGTACCAGCCGGGAAGCGTCCAGCGTCCGGCGTCATCATTGAGGAGCCTGACGGTCGCGTGTGGATTATCAGCCCGACCAACGCTTTCGGCGGCTACCAGAACACTTTCCCGAAGGGTGGCACTGAGCCGGGGCTCACGCTCCAGCAGAACGCCATCAAAGAGACATGGGAGGAGTCCGGGCTACAAATCGAGATCACTGGCGTGCTGGGTGACTTTGAGCGCACCACGTCCGTTTCTCGCATGTATCTGGCGAAGCGCGTCGGTGGTTCCCCGGTAGCGATGGGATGGGAAACGCAGGCCGTCCAGCTGGTACCAAAAAACAAGCTGCGCGAGCTAATGAACATGAAGCCCGACCAAATGGTGCTTGACGCGTATTTAGGTAAGAAAAAAGATTGACCATACGGCACGCATGACGTATTATCTCAGCCGTTAACCAATCCAACCTGAGGAATACGCCATGTGGCTGATTTTATCTGATGGCTTTCTGTCTGCTGTCGTAGACAAACAAGACCCGGAAGTGATCCAAGTACGTGCTCGCCGTAGAGAGCATCTGAACAAATACTTCCCGACCAAAGAAGTGGTCACGCACGATCACCGCGATTACCAGTTCCGAGTGTTCGTCAACCGCGAGGAGCTGCAATCCATGCTGGCGCAGTACGTCGCGGAAATGATGTACAGCAATTTCAAGGACTCGACAACGGATCGCCGTTTCCATGATGCCTGCTATGACGTTTGGCATGTAATGGCTGAACTCCAGCCAAAACCGCCTTACTCCGCTTATTCCGGTAAGCGTCAGCAGCAGATTAACTGGCGTGACGAGCAGGCATACGGAAACCATCGCTACAGCGGACAGCACCGCTCAGCGACACATAAAAAGGGGCGGTAATGAACGGGTACACAGTCGCAAAACAAGTCACAGCAGGTGCAGCAGCGGCAGGAACGCCTATCCTGCTGATCAGCCTTCTGGGGAAGGTTTCAGGATTGAGTGCAGCAGGCATCACTTCTGGCCTCGCGGCTCTGGGATTCGGATCCCTGCTGATGGGCCTTGTGATGGTGGTCGTCGTCGCCGGGGCTGTTTACTGGGGCGTGCATAAGCTGTTCGAGTTTTGCGAGGACGATCAGCGACAATTCAAGTGGTAAACCTTCCAGCCCGGTACTGTCCGGGCTTTTTATTTCCCCGTAGTGATTCCAGAATATCCGCTATTCCTGAACAAGAGAGATCCCGGAAATGGTGGACAAAACTACTCCCCGGCTTGGGCTTCCTGTCCCATACCTGACCAACCCTTTAAAAATTGATGTGGGCAAGCTGACCGATGCTCTGACCATGCTGGATAAAAATGCCGTGATGCTCACTGACTGGGATATCACGTCAGATAGCTGGCAGAAGATGGGCAAGATCTCCAATCTCGCGCAGGGAAAAATTGCCATTACGCTGATGGTGGTGACTGGCACTGGCTTCGCCAACATTGTCATGCAGACAGGCGACGGCTCTGTGACCACTGTCGGTGATCCGGCACGCATCACCGTTACTGCCCAGACTAACCTTGGCGTAAATTCAGCGACCATCCTTGGCGGCAAGCTGGTCGAGGTCGCAGCTGATACGTATGAGATCTGGTTTAACATCGCGCCGAGCACTGCACCGCGCAAATGGACTGGCCTACTGATCGCGGGTAACGGTGCAACAATCGACTGGACACACAGCAGCGGTGCTCAGCCTACCGGAGGCGTCGCGCTGAATATCGCCCGCTCCCTGACTGATCAGGAGATCGCCAGCCAAACTATCACCCGCGACGGCGCGGTGCTCACAGCGGGTTATGCTGGACTTATGGGCATCAAACTGCCTTACTTCGACTTCGCTGCCACCGGAGACACGATCACCTCGCACGTTTGGCGCGTAGGTGAAACTATGCGCGTGAAGGCCGCCGATGCGACTACTGCCAATGGCTTCCCGGCGACCATCACTGGCGCTGGTGCTACAGCGTGGCGCATCCACTGTGAGGGCATCAACGAGGATCGCTCATCGACTGTCTTCATCTTCGCGTCTGAGGGAGCGACGCCAACGTGGGTTTATCGCATCACGCGCACGACGACCAACTGGAGCGCACCACGCCGGATGTATACCAGCGATAACCCGCCTGCGGCATCCGAAGTGAAAGCCGTCGCCCAGATGGATGGCATTTCAACGGTTATCAACCTGAATGACCGCATTCTCCCGGCACATTATGGCGTGGTATCTCTGACCAGTGCTGCTGGTGCTGTTGCAGCCAACAACTTCCCATTTGATGAGCCCGGTCAGCTGACTGTATTCCCGTTCGGCGCATCTGGTGGCGTCACTCAGGTTTACATCGCTAAAAGTGGGCGTATTGCTTCGCGCAGCTATGATGGCAGCGTATTCACCGACTGGAGGAAAGGGGCACAGTCTGGCATTAATAGTGACATCACCCAGCTGACAGGTCTGCAAGGCCCGCTTACGCTGAATGCCGACGCAGCAGGAGATTATGATGCAGTTACGCTGCGCCAGCTGAAAGCAAACTCAGGCGGCTCTGGCCCGACGATGAATGGCGTGCTGAATAACTTTATCGGTGCGGTCGAATGGTTCAATGGATCGCGTGCTAAACTGCCGCCCGGTTATGTTGCTGCTGACGGGCAAACATTACAGCGCTCTGCTTATCCTGACCTCTGGGCGGCTATCTCCAGCAACTTCCTTAACTCTGTGACGGAAGCACAATGGAATACGCAGTCAAGCAACGCGCGCGGATCGTTTTATTACAACCGTGGCAGCTATTCCCTTGGGGATGGTTCAACCACGTTCCGCGTGCCGGATCTTAACGGTGGGCAGACTGGCTCTATCACTAACACGTTCCTCAATGGTTCCGCGCCTTCCCTATCGGCTAACGTTGGAAAGGTTCGTGAATCGACTGCTCCGCCTATTACTGGTGGCTTTGCAGGCTTGGTTCCGTCAAATCACACAGACTATTGTAAAGGCGCATTTGCAGGATCATATGGTGATAGTATTACCACGCCCGGAGCGCCTACAGCACAATACTCAGCACAGGCATTTAGTGATTCGAACCAAAGAGTCAAAGATAGTACAAAATACGGCTATCAATTTGATGCCTCCCGCTCTGACAAGGTGTATACAGGCTCCGCTGGTGAGATCCGTCCTAATACAGCAGTCGGCATCTGGATCATCCGTGTATCTGGTGCCTTCCAGTCAGCTAACACCAATTTCAGTGTGATTGCTGGTGATGCTACTGCACCGGGTGCAAATACGAGTGTGCTGGGCGGGGTGGTTTATTCCCGCTATACCATCGGTGGCGTGGATAAACTTTCGGCCTCGCTGGTAGCCAGCGGAAGATATGTCACCACTGAATCCTCTATGGTCGGTATGGCTGTCATTCAGGCAAAGAATGAGGTCTCTGGTGCATTCCAGAATTTCATCTTTGATACCAATGGCGACCTGACGGTGCCGCGTTATTTGCTGGCGAATAACCTTAAACCATACGTAGGAAACCAGATCGCTGTGACTGGTATTATCCAGTCGAATGAGGTGATCAATTGCGTCGGTCAGGTGAATATCACGTATTCTGGCGCTAACACTACGTCATTCGTTATCTTCCGCAATCAGTCCAATAAAAATATGGGCTCGATTTATTCTGAGCGCGGGGGCGATGTCACGATCGCAACCAGCGTTAATGGTGCGGATAATACGGCGAAATATTTCCAGTTTCTGCAAGGAGGCAACGCCATCTGCGCTGGCGGCTGGGGTACGGGCTCAGATGAACGTATTAAGACCAAAATTGAACGTGTGCAAGACGCACTGAAAGCGGTCTATGGCTGGCGTGGTGCGACGTGGGAGCAGGACTTCAATGGTCTGTCATTTGGCATCGGACTGATCGCGCAGGATGTCGAAAAAGTCTGCCCGAAAGCTGTTAGCAGGATCCCGGAAGTGAAGAAATCTACGGGTGAAGTCGTGAAAGATGTCCGCACGCTTGATGCTGGACAGGTAGCAGCGGCATATCATACCGAGGCAATTCGCACGCTGGTAGATCTGCTGGAGCTGGCATTGACCAACCCGGACGCCGCAAAAGAACAAATTGCAGCACTCAAAGCATAATACCCTCCGGGCCCTTCGGGGCCCTTTTACCCAAGGATTCACAATGGCACGCCAAAAGACCGTCAAAATTAAGCTGCCCATTCTCAATGATGCGTTGCAGGTCTGTATCGACCGTGCGGCGCGTTTTAACGTTATCGCCATGGGCGAGAAGGCCGGAAAGACAACGCTTGGCATAGAGGCGCTGGTAGCTGGAAAACAGGGCATCATGAATAACCCTGCCCCGGCGATGTGGATGAGCGCCACGTATAAAGACCTCATGGAGGTGCGCACGCGGATCGTGCAGGCCATCGATCCGCTCATCAAGAGCTCAACCAGCAGGCGAATCACGTTGCTGTCGGGCCAGTACATTGACCTTTATGCGGCTGATAGCATGAAAGAGGTCAACGGGCAGTATGGCCTGATGATCGTTGATGACGTGCGCGAGATTTACAACTTCATGCAGATCTGGGGTGACACGCTAGCTGAATGCTTGCGTGAATACCACGGCAGTGCATGGTTCCTGTCCGGTGCCTACGGGAAGAATCACGACTTTTATCGCCTGTGGATGGAGGCCGAGCTGGATCCTGACTGGTTCAGACGCCGAGTGCCGACCGAGACCAACCGCCATAATCTCGACGCGGCATTCCTGGAGAAAATGGACAACACGACCGGGGATGAGAAGCGCCAGCGCTACGATGCTGAATTCCTCGATACGACCTTTGTCCTGACCGCCTCGCAGAAAATCCTCAAGCCAAACGAGACCTTTCTGGAGTGGTGCATCCGGCTGGGCGAAACGGGCCTCAAAGTGGATGGTCGCCCGTTCAAGCTGGACAACCGCCCGGCGATGGCGTGGATTTATGACCAGATCCCCAGCACCGTCGAGGAGGCATACCGCAAAACGCTGGTGCTGATGAAGTGTGCGCAGGTGGGCTTTACCGTCATGGAAATGCTCGCTGTTATTTACCTTGGCCTGCGCTTCCAGCCGATGACTATCGGCATGTTCTTGCCGGATGCCGCGCTGGCGGGGATCAAGTCCTCCGAGCGCTTCATGCCGATTGTGCGCACCGTACCTGAGGTACACGCGCTGATGGTGCAGGACGATGAGAAAGGGGGCGGGCGCAAGAAAGGTGAGGGTAACGTGCGTACCCGTCGCATCGGTGAGGCCATGTTTGTATTCAGCTGGACATCGGGCCGCGCGACTACAGAATCCATCCCGATGGATGTCCTGAGCTTCGATGAGGTGCAGGAAATGTCGCTGGAGCAGATGGAGAAAACCCGCGAACGTCTGTCTGCATCCCCGATCCGTTACAGCCTGATGGGCTCCACCGCCAACTGGCCCGACTCCGATATCCACCACTGGTACAAGCTGGGATCCCAGTACCGTTTCCATACCGAGTGCCCGCACTGCCTCGAAAAGAAACCGCTGGATGACTATTTCCCGCAGTGCATCAAGTATGACCCGGACACCAGACGCCACCGTTACGTCTGCTACAGCTGCGGAGGCTGGATCGAGGACACGCAGCGCGGTGAATGGATCCCGGACGCGCCGGAGAATGAGGAGGGGGAGACCTGCATCCGGTCGGCGCACTTCCCGCAGTTCCTGTCACCGACAATCAGCCCCGGCGAGATTATTTCCGCCTTCAACAACGCTACGGATATGAAAAACTTCTATAACCGTAAGCTGGGCAAGCCGTTCCTCGATCCGTCGCTGGTTCCGGTAACGCTGGAACACCTGGCGAATTGCGTTAAGCATGGCCTGCGTTTTGGCGTGCAGTGGAAGTCCCGCGCGGATAACTGCTACATGGGTATTGACCAGATGGGCCAGTTTAACGTGGTGGTTATCAAGGAGCGACTGCCCTCCGGCCACCAAGCAATTGTCCACATCGAAATGATTTACAGCGAGGATCCGTTTGCCCGCTGTAGCGAGCTGATGAACCAGTACGGCGTGGCTTGCTGCGTGGTGGAAATCAACCCGAACTACAACGACGCCAAGCGCTTCGCCAACCGTCACAAAGGCCGGGTATTCATCTGTAATAGCTTCGGTACTGTAGCGGATGGCATGATCCAGTGGAATGACAGCATGAAGCTGGACAAGTCCGATGTGCGCACCGACGAGAACGAACAGGATCGCTACACCGTCCGCATTGACCAGTATAAGTGTATGCAGGTCTCAATGGCCCGCTTCACTGCCGACGAGCCAATCTGCCTCATCCCAGACCCTCAGGGGTTGGTGCAGGAGATTCGTGAGAAGGGCGTCACGCGCGTGGAAGCCGTGGCCCCGGTAATGTTCACGCACTTCACCAAAACGGCGCTGGTGGCTGAGAAGGACGAGGAAACGAACCAGTACAAGCGCAGCGTGAAGAAAATCGGCATCGATCCCCACTTCTCCTACGCAAACCTGCTGTGCGATGTCGCATGGAGTCGCGCCCATGGCACCAGTACATTTATTCTGCCGGATGCCCCGCAGGTGAAGATCGAGCGACTGAGCCCGCTGGATATCGGCGTCGATCAGACGCTGGTGAGCTACATGGATGAGGTGAACAGCGTGAAGTATCGCGGGGATGTTTGCGGGCGCTGTGTGAACTACGACCCGGAGACCAGATCCTGCCATGAGATCATGATGCAGGTGAAGCCGGAGGATATTGGCTGCTCCGGCTTCATTTCGAAAGGTGACGACTAATTACCAGTCGCT